AATGGCGATTGCCTCATCTGCACGACGAATGTCGGCCTCGATGCGGTTAATCTTTTCGGTTGTTTCGGCGTCAAGGCCACCACGCTCTTCAGCTGCATCAAGAGATTCCTGAATCTGCAGCGTTAGGTTTGCGCGGAGTTCCTCTTGTGCCTTTTTGAATTCAGACATTATTGGTCTCCTAGTTATCTTACTTACAGTCTCAGTCGCGTTGACGCTGAACTGAATTACAACGGCAGAGTTGACTCACTTCCGTATGTAATAGTTTACAGGGTGGTTGTACCCCAGACATGGGAAAGCCCCCCCAGAGGAAAGAGCGTAAACTCTGAGGGGGCGAAACGCTGTTTATCGGGTCTCTATTGAGCCTTCAACTCGCGTTTCTTTTGCTGCCCGGTAGGAAGAACCTGTGCGCTCTGCATCGGCTTTAGAAGCCGCCTTGGTTGGCTCTGGGGTATCTAGGGCAACAATAGCATCTGCCCACGAATCGGCATACTGCTTTACTACACCACTCTCAGGGTTGCCCGCAACCGAGAGAATAGTCTTCTTAATTTCATCTCTGCTAGCCATAATTAAATCCTCTTCAATAGCTGTTCTAGTTTTTTCTTCTTTAGCTCAAGCATACCTTGGCTAAGGTCATTTTCCTCTACAGGCTCTTCTGCTACTTCGTCAGTAACCTCTTCTGCCTGTGGGGTTAGTTTGCTGATTACTGTATTTAGTAGTTCAGCATCAGTTGCGCTCAGGTCGTCTCCAACCTCTAGCTTCAACATTGCGTCTGCCAAAGCGTCTGAATCTACTTCGGCTCTCTTTGCTACTTCACTCACGCTTCTCACCATCGTCTTTCCTGCGGTCTCGGCGTACGCAGGGAAGGCAACAATGCTGACTTCGTGCAAGCGTACTGACTTTAGTGTACGCTCTGTGCCTTCAGAATTCCACTCATCTCCCCCGGCGGGTACAGAAAAGCCAAAGCTCATAGAGTCAATGTCTCCGCGCTTAATTAGGTAAGCAGCGTCACGTCCAAGCTGAGTATCAGGCAAATCAGCAGTTGCTAGAAGCCCCTTGTTGGTCTGCTCAAGGCGTAGAGTTCCAGCGCGGGTAGAGCCAAGCACCTGACCTGAGTCGTGATTCCACAGAAGCTTGATGTCGTTACGAGCGCGCAGTGAGCGTGTGAAAGCTCCCGGTGCAATCTTCTCGCGGAAAGGTAGAGGCACTGAAGGGCTGTTCCAGATAGCGGCGTAACCAGTGAAGGTCATTCCGTTTCCGTTATCGCGCATCTCCAAAGATGTCATTCTTAGTCGGGTTTCGATTTTTGCCATTTCTTTACTCTCTACGCTAACTAGCGCTCTGTTCTCGTCCTCAAGTCTAGCCACAACGCCTTCTGCGTACTTCATAGCGCGGTTAGCTGCAGACTTTGTTGCCCCACTGCCCCATAGCAAGTGAGCCACTACGCCAGCTGAAGGGAACTTGTCATTACCCGGCTTGGCAGCAGGTGAGTCTAGGTCGCTCATGTGCCTAGCAATCCAAGCAGCAATCCTTACCCACTTGTCTGCGGTGACATTACCTGATGCCATAGCGCGAGCTTCACGCACAGTAGTAGGCGTAAGTCCGTCACCAGATTTGCCTTCTTCGTGGTACTTTAGCCCTCTGCGAGCAGCAGCTCTCATGTAGGCAGGCGGCGTTAGGTTTACTTCACGCACCTCAACACTTGCCTGCTCATCAAGTTCAACCGAATCATCTATCTGGTCTAGCATCTCTTCATTTTCAGTTAAAGTCGTTTTGGTTACAATGGCTGCTGAGATAACTGCGATGTCTTCAGACTCAATCCAGAACCCTTGTTCGTCTTTGTAAAGCTTTACTCGTAGCCATTGTCCCTTTACCTCAACAACAGCACCCATGAAGCTATCTGTATCAGTGTCCCACTTTACGTAGTCACCAACGTTTAGGTTACCGAGGTCTGTTCTTACTTCTTGGCGCTCTTCTTCTTTGCTTTGCCAAGCGTTGCAGTAGTAGTCGCCTCTGACGAACTCGTCCCACTTGTCACAGTAGGCTTTGTCTCCTTCGGGGCTGACTCTGCTTTCGTCGTAGAAGAAACAGTTGCCGCAGGCTCGGCCTTCGGGGACTCCTTCTTCAAGGGCTGGGCGATAGTTTTCGGGGAGNTGTCTTTCTGCAAGATTTGTGTTGTAAGTGCCACCGGGTTCAATCCCTTCTTCGGTTGAAATAGCAACCATTTGGCTGATTGCCGACTTCTTTGTCTGATGACAAGCGACTACTTCGCCGTCTTCTTTTACTACTGCCCAATTCGGGCAATCCTGTGATTCATCTGTAATAAAGTATGGCATTATCCCAGCCTAGCTTCTACTGTTATAGTCCCGCCTAGAGCTACAGCAGTTCCGTTGATTGTTATACCGCCTGCGTTTACGTCTATGCCTACGGTCTGAGTTCCTGCACTGTAAGTAATCGGTGAGGTGGCAGCTATTACGCCTGTCGGCCCTGTAGCTCCGGTCTCTCCCTGAATACCCTGAATACCTTGAGGGCCTTGAGGCCCGGTTAGACCAGTCTCGCCTTGAATTCCTTGAATGCCTTGGTCGCCCTGTGGCCCTGTAGGGCCTGTGTCGCCTTGAATACCTTGAATGCCCTGAATACCTTGGTCACCCTGCGGGCCTGTCGCCCCCTGTGGCCCAGTATCTCCTGTAAGACCCTGAATTCCTTGTATGCCCTGTGGCCCTTGGTCACCTTGAGGGCCAGTAAGACCAGTCGCACCAGTTGGGCCTGTGTCGCCTGTGTCACCTTTTACGCCCTGAATACCCTGCAGACCTTGGATTCCCTGCTCGCCCTGCGGCCCGGTGTCACCAGTGTCACCCTTGAGACCTTGTATCCCCTGTGGGCCTTGCTCTCCCCTTGGGATTACCAAACTGAGTGTCTGGTCGGGTGCAGTGCCAGTGATTGTAGCTTCGGCTGCAGCTCCGGGGTCGCTCGCAGTGACTGTGCCAACCGAAAGAGTGTTTGCTGGGCCAAGCTCACCTTGGATACCTTGGATACCCTGTGGGCCAGAGTTGCCGAGCGTTACAGTTGCATTGTTCTCAGTTACCTGAACAGCAACATTAGACTCTGTTACTGCAAGCTTGGTAATCGTCTCTGAAATTGCTACAACTGATTTTGCCATTATCTAGTTACCTCGGCATCTATGCGGAATGCGCCGTAGACCAGTCTGGTTACTTCGCTACCCGAATCTAGCTCTAGGTCGTAAAGGTAGTGTCCCGATGGTGCAGCGCTCATTGTGGCTGCGGAGACGTTGATAGAGATTGTTCCGGCNGCTCCACCAAGGGTGATACCACTGTCAGAGCTAAGGTCTANGATTGTGCTGCTAGATGAGGTATCTTTGCGAACCTGCATGGCAGCAGTGTAGTTAGTTAGGTCTACCGGGGCATCATCTACAGTCCACGTTAGAGTCAGGTTGTAGGTTGCGCCTTGATAGGCAACAATGTCGTATTTTGCTGGATTTATCATTAGTGTTGTGTCACTCTCATTACGTGAAGCGTTGGTGAGCCTGCGCCAGAAATGGCCCAAAGGGTGTCGTTAGGGGGCAAAATAAACTTTATAGTGTCAGCCGAGTGCAGGTGTAGCCCATTAAGCTCGGTTACGGACGAATTGCCCAGAAAAACCTCGGTGCTTTCGCTGTGTTCTGCATCGTGTACCCAAACCTCTTGTGGCTCAACGTCAGGTTCAACAATTTGCGTTGCCGCTAGCGTTGAAAGAGTGTAATGATTTTGATAAACAGGCATTTACACCTCGTATACGGCTTGAGGGTCTTCGGGGTCAATCTGAGCGGTTGGCTGTAGCTGAACGCTCGGTACACCTGTGTGTTCGATTGCGTCCAGACCGAATGCCTGTAGAACTGCTGCAGGGTCGTAACCAACCTGTACAAGCTTGGTTGCCATCTCTACGCGCTGTGAGGTTGCGCTTAGGTCAGCTGACTCTACGTTTACGTTAGCCAGTGGCACGCGAACAGTGTCGGCAGATACATCGTTGATAGGTGGCAATTCTTCCCAGCGACGCACGTCGTTGATTGTGAGGTAGCCAGCCTGAAGGCCAGTGCTGTAAGACTTGTTACGAGCCTCGATGTCAGCCCTTAGAAGCCCATCTAGGGTGAACTTGATGAAGGCTTGGTCTCCGCCTGCTGTACGTGCCATCAGAGGCGTTAGAGCGCCTTCTAGCTTCTGTACGATAGGTCGTAGGCAGTGAGTTACCCATGCAAGGTTGTTCTGCTCGACTGACGCGTATGAGTTTGTGCCGGGGAGTCCCAAAAGGTGTGGTGGCACGTTGAAAGCTCTAGCGATGTCCTCAACTGCCATTCTGCGGCTGTCTAGGAACTGTGCTTGGTCGTTTGCAACGCTTGTTGGCTTGTAAATAGCGCCATTTGACAGAATTCCTGTCTTGTGAGCGCGCTTCCAGCCCTTGTGACGTGAATCAAAGCTCTGCTGAAGGTCTTTAGCTTGGTCAGCGGTCAATTTGCCCGGATATTCGATAATTCCGCTGGTCTGAGTGCCTTGACCGAAGAATCTAGCTGCGTAGTTCTCCAAAGCCATCGCCAAACCAAAGTTATCCTTCAGTGCGTCCACGCGAGACACTCCACGAAGCTGTCCGGGGCGTACTACGTCCGGAATGAAGACAATTTCGTCAGTTGAGAGCAGCCTCTTCTCACCGTCAACCTCAAACATGACTCTTCCGATGCCATTTCGCTTGATTTTTACGGTTGTGGGGTTCAAAACGGTCATGTTGACCACTTCGCCCTGCTTGTTGCTGTAAACGCGGATAAAGGCGTTGCCGTCTAGCAGCATAGAAACGATTACCGAGCCGTAGAAAGCCTCTTTGGTGGTGTCTACGTCTGGCTTCTGCACCCACTGAGGGCGAGGACGGAAAGCAAAGCGCTGACCGTCTCTGCGAATGTAGGAATCCACAGGAAGGGTTGAGATTGTGTCAGAGATGAGGCTGACTGCCGAGAAGATTGCGTTTATTTGGAACGCAGTGTCGGAATTGACTAGAGTTCCGGCCTGTGAACCAAGCTCTAGCTCTCCACCACTACCCCAAAAGGCGTTACCGTCTAGCAGCATAGAAACGATTACTGAGCCGTAGAAAGCCTCTTTGGTGGTGTCTACGTCTGGCTTCTGCACCCACTGAGGGCGAGGACGAAAAGCAAAGCGCTGACCGTCTCTGCGAATGTAGGAATCCACAGGAAGGGTTGAAATTGTGTCAGAGATGAGGCTGACAGCCGAGAAGATTGCGTTTATTTGGAACGCAGTGTCGGAATTGACTAGAGTTCCGGCCTGTGAACCAAGCTCTAGCTCTCCACCACTACCCCAAACGCTTTGGAACGAGATACCGCGCTCTTCATCGCTTCCATAAAACAACTTACCAAGCATTACTTACGCTCCAAACTCAAACCGAACAAAATTGCAAACGCACCTGCCACTATGAATCCGACAGGCGGGAAAATCACCATTACGCCACCAGTTACCAATACTGCACCTGTGACTTGTAAAATATTCGCTAACATAACCGCCTTAAAAGAAGAACTCAGGCACTCCTTCGTCTATTCTACCCTGAGTAGCCCTATCATACGCAATAATGAAGGCTATGGCAGCGTCAATCTTCTTTTTGCTGCCCCCAGACTCTTTAGTTACCCGCTGTCCCTTGTGGTCAGCCTTGATTACACAGTTATCTACGTGCCTTGACAAGATACCGTTTCCGTCGTGTTCAAATTTCTTTTCTGTCACTGCTTCGAACACTTTTTGCGTGGCAGGAATCATCAGCGAGAGCAAGTTGGTCTTGTACTCCACAATCGGGTACTCCATCTCCTGCAGCTCCTGCATCATCGAAGCCCAGCGATAGGGGTCACAGGCAATTTCTCGCACCTGTGGATAACGCTGCACGTAGTCAATGATGGTTTCCTTCACATCGTCAATCTTCACGCGCCATGAGTCGTCATCTACGCCCACGTCCTTCTCCCAGACAGCTATCAGCTTGACCTTCGGCTTCTCGCCTTCCTTGGGGATAGTTACAGCGCAGACAGCAGTAGAGTCGTTAGCATATGAGCCGTCAAAGCCAAGAACATAATCTTCGTCAGTCCTAATCTCAAGGTCTTCTCCATCTTCTGATTCAAGTGCGTCCCACGCTCCCGCAGGCAGCCAAGCTTGCTGGCTCGATACCCACTGGTTACAGCGCTTAGTGCGGAACTCTGATTCTGGGGTTCTAAGCACAGCCGATTCAAAGTCGCTCGCAGCACAGATGTCATCAAAGCCGGGGTTGGCAGATATCCAAGTCTCCCTAAGCCTGTGGTCTGCCTCTTCCGGCGCTTCCCACCAAGCCATGAAGTAAGTCGGGTCTTCAAGCTCTTTACGGACAATCTTCTGACCGTACTGGTAGAGGGTATAGGCGATTGAGTCCTTGCCTGTTCGGGATTCGGTCTTGACTCCGGCAGTGGTGATAGCGACCATCGTGGCGGCCTTACCTCGCGCACCCTGAGCTAGTGACATAACATCAAAGAGGTCACGTGACGGCTGGGCGTGAAGCTCGTCAAAGATGACCAGCGTAGGCGACAAGCCTTCATGTCGAGGCGCATCGGCAGCCAGTACGCGGTAGATGTTGTTGGTGGCAGGGACGCGGATATGGTCGCGGTACACCTCACAGTGTTCTGCAAGCTCGCTGCTCTGAATCATGCGCTTAGTGTCCTCGAACACAATCTTGGCCTGTTGACGGTCAGCGGCAACTGAGTAGATTTCAGCACCCTGAGTCTTTACATCGAGCAGAGCAAAAGCGGCAATTACAGAACCGAGCGCAGACTTACCGTTCTTACGCGGAACGCCGATGAGAGAGATGCGGTGGCGGAGTCCGTCTTCGTCTCTGGCAAAGACGTGCTTCAGAAGCTCACGCTGCCATTCTCTAAGGACAAGGGGCGTACCTGAGCGACCAGCTACTGAGTCTTTTGTAATAGTTGCAAACGCGTCAGAGAACCGAGCGATGAACTCACCGTCACCTCGGTCTATTGCTTCCTGCGGAACAGGAGTCAGCCAACGCGGGGGAAACATTACTGCCTTTCGGACATGAGCTGCTCAAAGGCGCTCTTAGCTTTTATCTCCGCTAGTCCTAGACGGCTACGGCTGTCAACGGTGAAGCCCATCAGTCCTAGCCCGCTCATAATCGTCTTCTCTAGCTCAAGCAGCTGCCGAGCAATGTGAAAGTCAGAAGGGTCAGCCTCAAACTGCTTCTCTAGCAGTAGCTGGCGGTCAAGCTGTTTGCAGATGATAAGCAGAGCGTCAATGTCAGTGGTTCGGCTTATCCAGCTCTTACCCTTGCTGAACACCCTCGACCAGAGTTGCATTCCTGCTTCCCCTAGTTCTTGGTGTGGTTCTACGTACCCGCCCTCAAGTTCAAAGGTGTCATTCAGGCTCGGCAACTTGCGCTGACCGGGGTTGCCTGTCAGTCG